GAACTTTACCACAATATGGACAATCTGGAAGTAAAGAAAGAATTGATAGTATTGTTAAAGACCTTAAAGAAGGCAAAGGTTTTACTGACCCAGTATTTTTAGAATATACTGTTGATGATGCTGGCAATCTAAGATTATTATTAGGTGAAGGTAATCATCGTCTTGCTGCTGCTAAAGAAGCGGGTATTGAATATATTCCTGTTCAACTTGTTCGCATAGATGATGTAAAAAGAGTAAAAACTGTTGTAGGTACATCTCCAATACAAAGAGATAGAAGTGGTTATCTTCTTGGTGGGGTAGACCCAGAACAATTACTTCCTGAAAATGTTGTTCTTAAAGGACAAGAAGTTAAAAACCCAGTTTATTCTTACAAACAACTTGATGTTATGGGTGAAGATGTAATCGGTGGTGGCGCACTACGCCAAGAAATAGACCCATCATTAACCCTAGCAAACGTAACACAACCAGGTGTGTTTGAAAGAACATCACGTAAATCTTTCACAACAACACCAGTAAACCCAAACTTAACAACCATTAACCCTAAACTTATTAAAAAGTATTGGGGCGAATACTCACAACAAATACAGGTTATGAAAAATGACCCTATTGTTGGACGCATTATGTCAGGAATGTCAGACAATGACATCATTAAATATATGATGCGTGACTTACAACAACGTGGAAACTTCAGTGACTTCTACCGTCTTGCTGCAGAAAGAGCAATAGCAAGAAAAGACAGAATACCAGACCTTTCAACTAATGGTGCAATTGAAATATTAAATGACTCTAAAGCAGTTGTTGATAATCTTGTCCCAGATAAAACTATCCAAAAGAAAATCATTGACGATAGAGAAATCTTCACAGCAAAGAAAGCAGAATCTCTTCTTAAAGGTCAAGAAGTTCCAACACTTGATATAAGTCTTGATTCTTTACCTGGAATGTTATCTTTATCAGATATTGCTTTAGGTTATCAAAAAGGTATTAACGCAGGTTTCAGAGCAATTGCTAAGCCTGAGTCATCATTATTCCGTAGCCCTTATGGAACATATTATGGTAATCAAGCCGTTAAACTTATAGTTGAGAATGCTCAACGTAATGGTATTGAGATTACTTCAGATATGTGGCAAAACCAGATAAGACCTGCTGCACAAGAATATGCTTTGAAACAAGTTGAAGACACATTCTACGCAATCAGACGTATGAACAATGTTCAATACTATTCACGTTTCCTTCTTGGTTTCCCTAACGCAATGTTTAACTCTATTAAGTTTTGGGTTAAAGCAGGGTTTGCTAACCCTTACAACTTTGCCCTACTTGAACAAATACGTACCTCACCTTGGGCTGCAGGTATGGTTGTTGATGAAGACGGTAACAAGATTTCTTATGAAGAAGCGGATGCACAAAACAAAAGTGCTTATTTAGTTTTACCATTCTTTAATAAGCCTGCTAAAGCGCAACCGTTTGTTTACAAATTAAACGCTAACCAATTGAACTTTTTAACTAACGGACCTTCACCTAACTGGATAGGTCAAGTTGCTTTAAACACAGCAATTCAAAAGTTTCCAAATCTTGAAACAAAGATTAAGAACACTGTTGGTGAGAAACTTTACAACCAGTTAATATTTGGTGGTGTACCACGAGGTATTGTTCCTGCTGCTAAAGACACTGAAGGTACAAGTGGTGTTCAAGTATTATCATCATTTGTTTCTAATGTTGCTGAACAAGTATTTATTGCTGGTTCTTTGAAGTCTGCTATTGAACTTGCTGGTCTTGGTAAAGATGTTATCTTTGATAAAGAGAATATTCAGTTCCGTAAAGATGCTGTAGCATCAACTCTTTGGTCTATTCATACTGCTCGTCGTATGGATTGGGAACTTAATAATCCTGATGGTCCAGAACCAGATATTGATAAGTCTATTGATTTGACTCTAAATCTTATGGGTTGGAGACTTGTTCGTAAACTGTTCAGTCCTCTTGGTGTTACTGACCAACCAACATCAATTATGTACCGTGATGAATTTGACAGACTTGAATTAAACTATGTTAACAACCCACAGTTGTTAGCAGATAGACCAGGTGTTGCACCATATCAAGCAGCAACTCAAGATTTTATTATGATGTACGGTGAAGAAGCAGTTCGTAATCTTATCACTGGTACTAAATATAAAACAAGTGTTGCACCTGAACAAATTGCTGCAGGTAGATTAAAGTCTTACGATTGGTTACAAGAGTGGACTGGTAAAAACCCTGATTCACGTGTACCTGTTGTTGGTATGGTTTTGAACCCTGTTGTTCCTGGTGATTATTCACCTGCTGCTAGTGCTAATCTTAAAATTAGTACTGTTGGTGGTGTGCCAATATTTGAGGGTACTAAAACTTTTGCTGAACGTGAAGCAGATGCCAGAATTGAAGATGGTTGGCGTGAGTATGACCGTATCACTAAAGAACGTGACGCATATCTTGCTGGTCGCCCAAGTAAGTCTTTGACTGCTAATTCTAATTCTGATATTCGTGCTTGGTATCGTGACCAACTTTACAATGAGGCTGATGGTTTGGCTGTTCGTAATCCTCAGTGGGTTGAAACTTTTGGTAACACTTCAGATACTTTCACTGAAGGTTTGAATCTTATTAATGTTGCTTTAGATAATGAGAAGTTTATTAATGATATTAGTAAGAGTGCCCCTGAGCAATCTTTGTGGGATACTGTAAGAGTTTGGCGTGATGGTCGTGATTCTATTTTTACAGAATGGAATTTGCTTCCTGCTAATAGTCCTAGACGTAAACAGATTCGTTTACAGTATGAGGCTTTCATTTTTGATTTAGCGCAAAGTAATACTTATTTTGCTGATTTTGCTAATAGGTACCTTGTTGGGGACCCTATGGCTGACATTAAAGAAATACTTGGAGAATAATGGCTATTAGAAAAGACCCTAAACCAGGTTTACCTGCGCCTAGAGTAACTGGTTCTACTGGACCAACTGGTCCTGTTCAAGGACCTATTAACCCTAAAGGTTCTGCTACTGGTAGCACAGGTTCTAAAAATAAACTACCTTCAGATTTTGGTGCTGGTGATTCTGGTGTTTATGGTACAAGACTTGACCCAATGGCAGAAGTTACTATTGGTGGTAAAAAGTTTGCATCTGGTACAGAAGCAGCCAACTATTTAATCCAATTAAGATACTCTGGTAAAACTGCTGAATATAACCGTCTTGTTGGTTTACTTAAAGCAGCGGGTGCTACAGGTAAAACCCAAGATGATTGGGAATCTACTATTGCTAAAGCACAACGTGCAGGTGTTGACGTTGATGTTATTCTTTCTACTGATGCTTTAAATAATCCTGATGTTGCTGCTAGTGCACAATCATTAGCAAACATTGTTCGCAGTGTTCAACGCACAGCAACCAGGTATGGTATTTCTTTATCTGATGCTCAGGCTAAAAATCTTGCTGCACAATCTATTCAACAAGGTTGGGATGCTGCAACTCTTAATGAAGAAGTTGCACGTAAAGGCCGTGTTGCTGGTACAAGTGGTGAGGCTGCTAAAGCCATTGATGATTTACGTGAATATGCTAACGCTTATGGTATTAAGTATAATGATGACTGGTATGCTAATGCTACTAAGGCTGTTCTTGAAGGTCGTGAAAGTTTAGAGACTTTCCAAAACACTATTCGTGATATTGCTAAGTCTCGTTATGGTGGGTTTGCTTCACAGATTGATGCTGGTTTGACAACTAAACAGGCCGCTTCTCCTTACATTCAATCTATGGCTTCTATTCTTGAACTTGACCCTAATGCTGTTAACCTTGATGACCCTACTATTGCTAAGGCTTTAACTGGTGTTAATGAGCAAGGTGCTCCTACTGTTATGCCTTTGTGGCAGTTTGAACGTGAGTTGAAAAAAGATTCCCGTTGGCGTTATACAAAGAATGCTCAAGATGAACTTCTTGGTACTGGTATGCAAGTTTTGAGAGACTTAGGATTTGAGGCGTAATGGCAACTGCTGAAGAGATTCGTAATGCTGCACGTGCTAAAGCGGGTATGGCTGAGGCACAATCAAATGCTGCTAAATCAAAACCTAAAACTACTCCTAAAAAAGTTGTTAAACAAGAGGCTGTTAAACCTGTTGCAACTGTTTCAACACCAGTTATTCCTCAAGTAATTGATGACACTGAAGACAGAATTGATTCCATTGCATTTTTGCAAGATTTATTTGCACAATACGGTTTGGCTTCTTTGGCTAACACTATTGTTGATTTGAAACAACAAGGTTTAACTGACCGTCTTGTTTCCATTAAACTTAAAGAAACCCCAGAATATAAACAACGTTTCATTGGTAATGAAACACGTAAGAAGGCTGGGTTACAACCTTTAACACCTGCTGAGTATCTTTCTGCTGAAGCATCATACAAAAAAGTTATGCGTGATTCACAACTTCCTGCAGGTTTCTATGACCAACCTGAAGATTTTGCTAAATTCCTTGGTAATGATGTTTCACCATCAGAACTACAATCACGTGTTGATATAGCAAACCAATCTATTCAAAACGCTGACCCGTTCTTTACTGACTCTTTACGTAGACTTTATGGTTTACAATCAGGTGATATGTTGGCTTATGCTCTTGACCCTGAACGTGCACTACCGTTCATTACACGTCAACAGAAGGCTGCACAGTTTGGTGCTGAAGCAGCACGTCAAGGTTTACAAGTTACAACACCTATGGCTGAAACTTACACAGGTCAACTTGGTGTATCTCAAGAACAAGCCCGTCAAGGTTTTGAACAAGTAGCACAAGTGTTACCTACTGCTGAGAAACTTTCACAAATCACTCCTGGTGGACAACCTGTTGGTATGTCAGAGGTAACAAGTGCAGTGTTTGGTGGCGCTGGTTCTGCTGAATACAAACAAAGATTACAAAAACTTTCTGAACAAGAACAAGCAAGATTTGCTGGCCAAGCAGGCGTAGGTAGAGGTTCTCTATCACGCAATATGTCAGGCCAGATTTAAAAACCTGCTAAGCGCACCGGCACTTAGAAGCGTAACCGAAGCCCGGTAGTACAAGCCAACACAGATTCCCCTGTTTGTGTATGTGGTGTACGACAACTTAATGAAAGGGAGTGGCTGCAATGGCCAACCAATACGAATACGAAGACGAAATAGAAGAACAAGATAATGGCCCCGCAGAACTGCGTAAGGCTTTAAGGAAAGCACAAAAAGAACGTGAAGCCATTGAGGCTGAACTGAACAAACTGCGTTCCGATATGCGTTCTCGTTCCGTCAAAGATGTATTGGCCTCAAAAGGTGTATCAGATAAACTAGCGAAACTTATTCCTAGTGATGTGGACACACCTGAACAGATTGATGCTTGGTTAAACGAATACAGTGATGTATTTGGTATTAAACAAGAAGAACCTGTTCAACCGTCTGTAGATGAAGAAACCGTAAGAGATAATCAACGTATCAACAATGTGACTTCAACAGCACAGAACCCTTCAGGTGAGCAAACGCAACACCAAAAGGTTATGTCTGCGAAGACCAAAGATGAACTTGACCAACTTCTTTTCGGTCAATCTCTTGGGCGTTAAACCGCAACTACTATCAACCTTGAAAGAAGGTGAACTAAATTGCCTAATCAATATACAGATACAAGCACCTCGTCCTTAGGAACTTCCTTAGTACAGACCGCTTATGACCGTTATGTTGAATTTGCATTACGTGCTATGCCACTTATCCGCGATGTTGCAGATAAGCGTCCAGCACAACAGGCTATGCCAGGTTCATCTGTCGTATTCCAATTATACACAGATCTATCTGCCGTAACCGGAACTCTAACCGAAACAACTGACCCAGATTCAGTTGCATTAGGTAACACAAGCAACGTAACTGTAACTCTTAACGAATACGGTAACGCTGCTATTGCAACACGTAAATTAGAACTGTTCTCATTGTCTGATGTTGATCCAGCTATTGCTGACATCATCGCATTCAATATGGCTGATTCTATTGACGGATTTGCACAAACAGTGCTACGTCAAGGTTCAAACGTAATTTACTCAGGTGGTGGATCAACAACTACTGGTGTTACCGGTGGTGCTGCATCACAAATCACTTCAGCAAATATCCGCAAGGCTATTGCTAAATTACGTGCAAACAAAGCTGTTCCACGTGTTGGTGAACTATACTGGGTTGGAATACATCCAGAAGTTTCACACGACTTACGTGCTGAAACAGGCGCAGGTGGATGGCGCGAAGCACACGTTTACAACGAATCAGGTGCTGGCAATCTATGGCCAGGATCTATCG